CGATGGATCGTATTTCAACCTACGTAGGTGAGTACTTCTCACGTGAGTGGGTCATGAAGAACGTCATGATGTTCTCTGATGAGGACATCGAAAAAATGAGAAGTGAAGTCGAAGGCGAGAATAATGCTGGAGATGAAGATGAACCTAATGATGACTTTGGAGGTCAATAATGAGTGAAGTAGAACAAACAGTCGAAAACGAAGAGGAAGTAGTTACGAATCCTATTGAGGAATTGATCGATGCTATTGCAGGTCAGAATTTCAATCAGGCACAGAAACACTTCGACGCTACCCTTGGCGACAAGATGCATGACGCACTAGAGGCGGAAAAGGTTGCAGTCGCACAAAGCATTTACTCCGATGCAGAGGAAGAAATTGAAATACCGTTGGAAGACGACGAACTAGATGAATTGGAGAATGAGTATGAAGAAGATGATTCAGAAGAAGTGGAAGAACTTCAACAAGATGATGAAGTCGGGGAGACTTCATAAAGTAATAAAAAATTGCTTTTTAAAGAACTAATTTGTATAAATAATAAGTACTGAGGAAACTCTATGAGAACTTTTAAAGAAATCCGTGAGGCAAAAAAGCCGAAGGGTAAAGTTGTCTTCAATAAGAAGATAGACAAAGTGCCCGTGGTTATCACGAAGGGATCAAAGGGTTTCACTGTGCACATTGATGGTGATATGTTAGACACCTTCAAGTCACAAAAAGAGGCAGAAAAAACTGCCGCAACAGTTGTAAAGGAACTGAAGTAAATGAAATTAATCAGCGAATACCATGAAAACGACATTCAGTGTATTGTCGAAAAGAAAGAAGACGGTGAGAAGAAATACACCATCGAAGGAGTATTCGCTCAAGCAGATCAAAAAAACCGTAACGGACGTGTCTACCCTAGACCTATTATGGAAAGGGCAGTAGGTAAGTACGTTAAGGAACAGGTTAGCAAGAAGAGGGCAGTAGGTGAGTTGAATCACCCCGAAGGCCCAACTGTTAATCTTGATAAAGTTTCACATCTCATTACTGACCTTAAATTTGAGGGCAATAATGTGGTTGGAAAGGCACAAATTTTAGACACTCCGATGGGAAAGATTGTAAAAGGTCTTCTTGAGGGTGGTGTTCAATTAGGCGTGTCAACTCGTGGTATGGGAAGTCTAGAGAACCGAAATGGTGTCGCATACGTCAAAGATGATTTTCATCTTGCAACGGTGGACATAGTACAAGATCCCTCCGCACCTGATGCATTTGTTAATGGTATAATGGAAGGTGTAGATTGGGTCTGGAATAACGGCATTTTGGAACCTCAGATAATTGAACAGATTGAGACAGAAATAAAAACAGCACCGAAAGCATTTCGTCCAGAAGTGCAAATTCGTGAGTTTAAAAATTTCCTCTCGTTAATCAAATCGAAAATGTAAGGAGTCTATAATGACTGATGAAAACAAAGTCGAAGTAGAACTTCACGATGAACTTGATAACGAAATCGTGGAGGAAACTCTCGAAGAAGCTGCACCGAAAGGTAAAGCTGATACAGGTAAGGAACCCGAAGGTGCGGTTAACGAACCTGAGTCTGTAGCATCTGTTGATAAGGCTGGTGACGCAACTAAACAGGCACCTGTGCCTAAGACTAAAGCAGGCATGATCTCTGCTATGTACGGTAAGATGAACGCCATGAAAAAGGTGGATCTTCAAGCTGCATATGGTAAGATGATGGGTGAAGAAGTCGAAGTACAGGACGAAGAAGTAGTTGTGGAAATCGATACTACTGCTGAACTTGATCAAGTCATGGAATCAGAGGCAACTCTTTCCGATGAGTTCAAGAACAAGACCGCAGTAATTTTCGAAGCAGCAGTCAAGTCTAAGTTGTCAGAAGAAGTTTCTCGTTTAGAGGAGCAATACAAAGAAGAATTGGCAGAAGAAGTATCTTCTATCAAATCTGAACTTGTAGAGAAAGTTGACAGCTACCTGAACTACGTAGTTGAAACTTGGATGGAAGATAATAAAGTCGCAATTCAAAACGGTCTCCGTACTGAAATTGCTGAAGGCTTTATGAACAAGATGAAGGATCTATTCGTAGAATCTTATATCGATGTTCCTGAATCCAAAGTAGACCTAGTTGACGAACTTGCTTCGCAGGTTGATGAACTCGAAGAGTCTCTCAATCAGCGCACTGGTGAGTCTATTAAACTTGCTGAAGAACTCGAACAGTACAAGCGTGATTCAATCATTGCTGAAGCTGCACGTGATCTTGCAGACACCCAAAAAGAAAAGTTAGCAGAATTGGTTGCTGGCGTTGACTTTGATGATGCAGAAACTTTTGCATCTAAAGTTGCCACTGTCAAGGAATCTTACTTTGCAAAAACCGTAAGTGAAGACGTAGAAATCGTTGATGAAGAACCTGAGGCAACTGTCGAAGTATCTTCTTCTATGGAATCTTATCTCACTGCAATCCGTAAAACATCTCGAAACTAAAAGGAATAAGATATGAATTCTTACGATCATCTTATCGAGAAGTGGTCTCCCGTCCTTAACGAAAGTTCTGCTGGCGAAATCAAAGATCACCAAAGACGTGCAGTAACCGCTGCTATTCTCGAAAACCAAGAACGTGCTCTCATCGAAGAGCAAGCACAACACGAAGGTTTTGGTGGACTGACTGAAGCTGCCCCTGGCAACAACACTTCATCTGCCGCTAACTGGAACCCTGTGTTGATTTCACTCGTTCGTCGTGCAATGCCTAACTTAATGGCGTATGACGTATGTGGTGTACAACCTATGTCTGGCCCTACTGGTCTCATCTTTGCGATGAAGGCTCGTTACGGTGCAGGTTCAACTTCAAGCCGTGAGGCATTGTTTAACGAAGCAGAGACTCAATTCTCTGGTGACCGTGCTTCTGGCGGACACGATTCTGACAACGCTTCTGGTTTCAATGGTGTAACTGACACTGACGCTGATAGCACTATCGACGATCAACGTCTTACTTCATTGACTGGATCTCCAATGACTACTGCTGCTGCAGAAGCTTTGGGTGACGGTGTTGGTGCTCCTTTCGCAGAAATGGGTTTCACCATCGAAAAAGCAACCGTGACTGCGAAGTCTCGTGCGCTGAAAGCTGAGTACAGTCTCGAACTTGCACAAGACCTGAAAGCAATCCACGGTCTTGACGCTGAGACAGAACTTGCAAACATTCTCTCTACAGAGATTCTTGCGGAGATTAACCGTGAGGTTATCCGTACTATCAACTCTCAAGCGAAGACTGGTTGTCTTCAAGCCAACGTTACCACTAAAGGTATCTTTGACTTGTCTTCTGACGCTGACGGACGTTGGTCTGCAGAGAAATTCAAAGGTCTTGTAGTACAAATTGACCGTGAGTGCAACGTAATTGCAAAAGAAACTCGTCGTGGAAAGGGTAACGTAGTTATCTGTTCTTCTGACGTTGCTACTGCTCTTGCTGCCTCTGGTATGTTGGACTACACTCCTGCAATGTCTACCAACCTTCAGGTTGATGACACTGGTAATACTTTTGCAGGTACTTTGAATGGTCGTGTACGTGTATACATTGATCCGTATGCATCTACTGACTACATCACTGTAGGTTACAAAGGTACTAACGCATATGACGCAGGTGTTTTCTACTGCCCATACGTACCTCTGCAAATGGTTAAAGCAGTTGGCGAAGATACCTTCCAGCCGAAAATTGGGTTCAAGACTCGATACGGCATGGCAAGTAACCCATTCGTGGGCGCTACTCCTGCTGACGGACTTGCTGCTGCTAAGTCTAACCAGTACTACAGAATCTTCCGTGTGGACAACATCCTTACGTAAGTACTGTAATAAAAAGAATCTCATTAGAGATCATTTTAGGGGGAGTCGCAAGACTCCCCTTTTTTTTGCCTATATAGAAGAGACATGGTAGTCAATAAACGAATGGAAGCATAAACCTCAATGAGGAATATGATATGAGAACAGCGCTGTTCTTTTTACTAATGATTCCGTTTTTGGCTCAAGCAGAAACGGTAATTAACTATGACGATGGTTCAACCCTAACCCTTGAAGAGGGCGAAAAGATCCACGTTACTAAAGGTAAGTTGTATCAACAACGCACTTACAGTAATGGTAAGACTATCCAATTCAAGGTGTTTCCAGAAACTACTCGGAGAGATTATGTACCACAACCACAGGATGAGTATCAAGTCGGTTCTGTTGCGTGGTGTGAAGCATATGTCCCTTGGAGTGAAGGGTTAACTTTCGATATGATCTCTTGGCAACGTGCATGTGATACCAACAATGATGGTGAATATGTATTCTGTGAAGATTATACACCCACTTCTCAAGGTTTGGGATTTGGGTATTCACAACCAAATGCTAATGATGATCGATATAATGAGGAATGCACGGACTAAGGTTCGTAGGTAAAATAGGGGGAGAAATCCCCCTTTTCTTTTTGTATAAATAGAGGTATGAAGATGAACAAACTACACACCTACATTGCACTGCTTCTTATCGGATCCTCTATAATTGTGGGGTGTTCTGATAGCAGTAATAAGTCACCCGATGGTTATTACTTCGAACAACCAGAATACGTCAAGACAGAACTGGAAGTAAAAATGGTCTTGTTTAAAGAGAAGTCAGAGTTTCGCAAAGTTGCGATGGAAAAAGGAGCATGGAATGACGGTACTGTACAAGCGTTTGGGACTATCAATCCAAACGGTAACTCTTGCACCATATACACATATGATGCTACCGTGAAGTATCAACCACACTATTGGGGTCATGAACTTGCACACTGCGTTTATGGAAGGTGGCACCAAGAACAGAACGCAAAGAGAGCACAACAGGCAAGGTTCGAGTAATGGCACTAACAACAAATAGAAACTACTTACAACCTACAGGGTTTAAGTTTATAGTCAACAGACAGAACTATCCAAACCTAGAGTACTTTGCACAGTCACTAGTGCATCCGGGCGCAAGTGTTTCGCCTGTAGAATTACCTACTAGTCGAGTTACACGTGTACCTCTAGCAGGTGACAAGATCAACTATGGTGAGATGTCGGTTGACATTATCCTTGACGAAGACATGACTTCATATAAGGAGATGCAGAACTGGTTGGAACGTATCGTAAATGATGGTCATATCACAGAAGACCGTAATGGTAAAATAGCAACCGCTTCGGACATCACAGTTATAATCCTTAACTCCCACAACAATAATGCGGTCACAATCAAATACCAAGATTGTGTTCCTACATCTATCGGACAGTTAACTCTTGCATCGAACGTGCAGGATGTTGCCTATACTACCTTCAACGTATCATTCAGGTTCAGTCAATTTGTGATAACTTAATATGCAAGTATGTGAAATCAAGAACCCACGAGTTCTTGAACTATTAGAACATTTTCGTTATTTGTATCGTGATAAGTATGACGTAACCCAAACAAATAACATGATAGGATCACTAGAAAGTGACTCTAGGTACTTTACTTCTTGTAAGTATCGTGATATAATAGTAGAAATGGGTAGCGATTTTCGAGGCGATCCTGAGACTGCCCGTTCTTATCCTCTAAAACCAAATCATTACAATGGTGATGATCCTGAGTATAGAAAGGATTTTGAACGTATCGATATTGCACTGCAGACTGAATTGGGTATTAATTCAAACGCACTCTCGCAACTCTACCCACCAGACGGATTTATAGCGTGGCACAATAATGCAAATGCCGTAGGGTACAATCTTATCTTTACTTGGTCTGAGACTGGAGAAGGATGGTTTAAGTATCTGGATAAATATGGTAATGAGATTCTGATCACTGACAAGAAAGGATGGAGTCTCAAGGCAGGTTACTTCGGTAACTATGATGATGGACAACTTTGTTATCATGCCGCATACACAAAGTGTTGGCGACTTACTCAGTCGTTCGTTGTGTCGCAGGATATAGATTATTGGAAAGATTGTATTGAAATGATTGGAGATAAATGATGTTAGACCTTGATTCGATTTTAAAAGAATGGGAAGTAGACTGTGAAATTAGTGATGCTGAGTTAGACAAGAACTCACGTGAGACACCTAAGTTACATGCAAAGTATTTGCAGTACTTGTCTATCACCAAGTTAAATCTCAAACGTGCAGAGAACTCCCAACTAGTCTTACTCAAAGAGAAGTGGCACTACTACAATGGGTCAATGGATGAGATGTCTATCAAAGATAGGGGTTGGAATCCTGATCCTCTTGAAGGGTTACGTGTACTAAAGGGTGACATGGATCGATACTATGACGCAGATCCAGAGATCCAAAAGTCCGAAGAGAAGATTGCATATTTAAAAACGTTGATCGACACACTTAAAGAAATACTAGATAATCTTAAATGGAGACATCAAACCATTAAGAATATCATTGATTGGAGACGATTGCAGGCTGGTGGATAATACGATACGAGTACGGATGTTGAGTCATTCGTATATGGCAATAGAATCTAATCCCGCACAGGAGCAGGAGTTGCGAGACTTCTTCTCTTTCTATGTGCCGGGCTATAAGTTCATGCCTGCCTATAAAAGACGTGTCTGGGACGGTAAGATCAAGTTGTATAAC